AAAACAGGACTATTAGGTATAGCAGCCATATGTCCATCAGTACTACCTACGCACTGATCAAAAAATAGATTAGCCATTTCTTTACTTACTTCCATTTCCTACCCCTTAAATTAATTGTCATTATGACCCATTTAATTTACTACATGAAATTAAACTATGCAAGCAATATTGATTTAATAAATACATTGATTAATTGTAGTAATTTGATATATAGTGGAGTTATCAACAAAAGGAGATACAAATGAACATCAGTAAATCAGTAGGTTACGCACTTGTTAATAGCGGCTTAACAAAAAAGCAGTTAGCCGAGAAGCTAGGCACATCACAAAACACTGTTTCCAAGCTTTGCAAAGAGAAAACGTGCTCAGGCAAGATGCTAGACCAGTTGTGCGCAGCGTTTGAGATGAAAGTTTCTGACTTTGTGGCTTTGGGAGAATAACTATGACCCCTGAAGAGATAGGTGATTATGGAGATATGATTGATAAGATCACAAGTGATGAAGAAGAAATGCCAATTAGAGACTTCATAGCTGCTTCATTCTTTATCTACGAGTTGGTCACAACAGATGTATTTATAGACCAGTATCTTTACTACTTGTCTGACGTGCCTGAGAGTGAGTTAAGGGCGGGAATAATGGAGCACATAAGCAATGAGCAAGTTAGCCCACCAATACCAGAAATGGTTTTTTCTAGGATAGTTAAGCAGCGATGCCCAGAAAATCAGCCGCTACATTAGGAGTAAAAATATGGCTATAGGATGGATATGCCTACACAGAGGGCTTTTAGATTGGGAGTGGTATAGTGATGCAAATGTTAGCCGTCTATTCATTCACTGTTTATTAAGGGCGAACCATAAGCCCAAAAGTTGGAGAGGGATTGAGATAGGAAAGGGGCAGTTCTGGACTAGTTTAGAAAGTCTTTCAAAGGAAACTGGTCTATCAACTAGTGAATTAAGGACTTCAATCGTTAAACTTGAAAAGACAGGCGAGTTAGCAAGCAAAGGGCAAGCTAGAGGCCGCATGATCACTGTCTGTAACTACGATCAGTACCAGGAGAGTGACAAGCCAGCTAGCAAGGTAATCGCAAAGTCTTCGCAGGCTGATGACAAGCTCTTGACAACTAACAACAATGAAAACAATGAAAACAATGAAAACAATGAAAACAAGAAGGGATTAAGCACCGTCAAAGTATCGTTGGATTGGAGTTCAATTTCACTTGATGAAAAACAAATAGCTGATATCAAAGCAATTAGGACAGCAGCAAAAGCAAAATTAACACAAAGATCACTAAACGGAATTATTAAAGAATTAAACAAGGCTATGGACGCTGGGATTAATTACGAAGAATCAATAGATATCTGGGCAATACGAGGGTGGAAGTCCTTTGCCGCAGAATGGGCACTAAATCATAAAGGTCAAGACAATGGAAAAAATAAATCACAATCAGGTTCTAACTGGACTATCACAACTCAAGACAATAATTTCTAAAGCTGATGCTATCGAAGAAGCAAAAGCAAATGAATCTTCTGCGGATAGGGATTTGATATCAGGGATATTTGTTAGGTTGCAGTCGGCGTGCCCCGCTTGGAAACAAAGTTTGGCAGGATTGGGGCAAGATGAAGCGCAGCAAGTATTTAATCAAGCAAAGCGAGACTGGTTAAACGCATTTATGGAAAATCAAATTAATGACATGCGATTGATTAACTATGCTTTTTCAAGATTACTGGCCACGCCTAACCCATTTATGCCAACTGTTGGCGAGTTTATAGCATGGTGCAGGGAGGGAGCTATACCAGAAGGCACTAAAAACACCCTTCAAGCTTATAAAGAGGTTTGCGCATACCAATGCTTACCTAGAGAGAAAAGGCTACCTTCAACGCTTTCACAGGAGACTTGGCACACATTGAGCAACTTAGGTGATTTAGCAGGATGGCGGCACATGGAAAAAATGAAGCACAAGAAATACTGGGACGAAGAATTTGAGGTGACAATCGAAAAACTAAGAAACGGTGAGCCGCTTGATATTGCGCCCGAGCCTAGAGCAGCAATCGAGCGTATAAAAACACCTCTTGACAAAGAAAATGCAATAAGCCAACTGCGGGCTATGCGGGAGAGTATTAAGTTATGAAGGCACGCATCGAAAAGAAATTAAGTAAAAAAATAGCATTACTCGCCCCTGATGAATTTGAAGGCGCTTGGATTGATAAGGGTCCGAGCGAGCTTGCTTACGAACAGCAAAGCCGAGTTAAAAACTTACTTCGCATGGGAGGCGGAACTGATTACTGGGGAGAGGGGGAGGGCGATTACTCCGCATGGGATTGGTTTAAGCAGGGCTGGCACTGGTATGGTCACTTCAAGCCTTACCCAGAAGGCCATAGATTTGCAGGCAATCCGAATACAAAAGGATTTAAGCCGACCACAATAAACCTTATTAAGCTAGCAAAGGGGTAGGGCAGTGATAATGATTACAGCTAAAGACTGGGATAAATTAAAAGGAAGCCCGAAAAGCGAAGAAATAACAAAGCATCAACTACAGTTAAATTTAAACAATTTACATAGAAAACTGAAATACAAGGGGCATCAAAAAAGCGCAAATAGGGATATTTATTACGCTAGAATGAACGACGGATTAGTGCCATATGACAACGCGGAAGCAGCCCAGGCGGCTAGGCACGCGGAGATTAAAGCCGATATTAAATCAATTGAATTAACTCTTGCAAACATAGTGTAAGCGTGTAAATTATAGACTCACAAAAGGGGTGTAACATATGAATAACTACTGGGATAAATTCCCAAAGACCGATGAAAAGTATACTAAAAAAGCTAACGTAGATGGTAATAATCTAACGGCGCTAGATGGCGTATACATGGTAAAGCTAGCCACTGATGTTCTAGGACCGATTGGCGAGGGCTGGGGCTATCGTGTTGTTTCGGAGCGCATGGATAACTGTGGGCCGATAATTCTTATCGAAGGTAATAAGGCCGAAAGTAAACTTCCTGTTTATATGACAGATAAAGGCGACATTGTATTCGAGAAGACTCACACATTACTGCTTGAAATGTGGGTTGGTGAAAAAGAAAACACATTCAGCCAATACGGTCACACAAAATTCACATATATAACCAAAAAGGGCGGCTATTACGTAGATCATGAGTATGCAAAAAAATCTGTAACTGACGCCATGAAAAAATGCCTAAGTCTAATTGGGGTTTGCTCAGATGTGTTCATGGGTGATTTTGATGATACAGGTTACAAGCAGCAAGCTAAGCTTGAGACAGAAGTAGCAAAAGCAAATAAAGGTGATGAAGTTTATTCACAGAAAATTGCCGATCTACGTGAATACATAGAAGGTTGCGCCATGCAAATTAAGCTATGCCCAACTACTGGCGCTATGCAGAAAATATACGGTTCAGCAAATGGTCGTATAACCCGCGAAGCTCAAGTTTTAGGACTTGATCCAGCACAAGAAAAATCGCCGTTAGATACGGCGTACCAGGAAACAGAAATAACAATCAATCAAAAAGGGGAAGGATAGTGAGCGAATTAATCGTTTTAGAAGAGCTTAACGCGACCGAAGTATTTAAGGGCGATGGGCTACAGGATGTAATTAATAAGATTCGCACAGAGGTGACAAGTATCATCTATGATGTGAATAAAAAGAAAGATCGTGATCTTATGCGCACTAATGCCGCGAAAGTATCAAAAGCCAAGACCAAACTAGACGGCATGGGCAAAGATTTAACGGACGAATGGAAGGCCAAGTCAAAGGTTATTGATAGCTCTCGCAAATCAATGAGGGAATCTATGGACGACCTACGGGACGAAGTTCGAGCGCCTTTAACTGATTACGAAAACAAAGAAAAAGAAGCTTTAGTGGCACTGGAAACATTTCATGAAAATATCATAAAATTAGCGAAAACAGTTGACGCGGAAAGTGAACAGTTTTACACAGTAGAACAGCTTCAATCTAATCTTGAAAAGCTTAGCAATACAGTAGTTGATGAATCACTTGGCAAGCTAGAATTAGCATGTATTAAAGCTAAGGCCAGTGGAATTGAAAAGCTTAATCGTGCCATAAGTGACTTGGCAGCTAAAATACAGCAAGAAAAAGAGCTTGAAGAGCTACGAGCCAATCAGGCAGAGCAAGAGCGTTTAGCAAATGAGCAGCGTATTCGTGAAGAAGCAGAAGAGCGCACCCGTGAAGAAGCGGCACGGGCAATGCTTAAGCAGAAACGCGACTCTGAAAACGAAGCTTTACGAATTGCAAACGAGTCAGCAGATCGCGAAGCAAAAGCAAAGCAAGATCAACAGCGAGCAGAGCAGCAGCTAATCGACCAGCAAGCAAAAGCCGAGGCTGATAAGATTGCAGCGATTGAAGCGGAAAAAGCTCGTCAAGTAGCAGAGCAAGCCCAGCAAGAAAAAGATGCAGCAGATCGTGAAGCTAACAAAGAACATAAGAAAAAGATCAATAACGAAACAATGCAATGCTTCATCGACGGCGGATTATCAGAAGAAAGCGCAAAGCTGGCGGTTACTTTGCTGGCTAAGAAAGTAATCAAAAACGCACAAATAAACTACTAGGAATAAATAACATGAACAATTGGAATATTACTGGAAACCTTGGCAAAGACGCCGAAGTAAAATCATTACCAAGTGGCACTACCGTGTGCGAGTTTTCAGTAGCGGTTAAATCAGGCTACGGAGATAAAGAAAAAACTAACTGGGCTAATTGCGTTATTTTTGGCAAAAAGGCAGAGGGCAGGCTACCTGAGTTCTTAAAGAAAGGCGCTCAAGTTGCTATCAGTGGAGAGCTTGAGCTTCAAGAATGGGAAAATGACAAGGGTAAAGGCTCTAAGTTATCGTTAGTCGTCTCTGAACTTGATTTGATTGGCGGCGTGGCCTCAAGTGCTCAAAGCTCGCAATCTCAGCAGCAGCCGCAACAATACCAAGCGCCACAACAAGCCCCACAAATGGCACCATCTCAGCTCGGGTACTACTGGGCGGATGGCAAAGTAATGAGCCCGGAAGAGTCGGGCTACTGGACGGCTAGAAATATACAGCCTTGGGCAAAAGGTACACCGCCGCCAGCTTAACTAATAACCATAGTCGCTCATAACGGGCGGCTATTAACGAGGATATGAAGATGATTGATTGGAGTGAGGGTGATCCAGGGCTACGTATTGATTTAGCTCTTGTAATTTATATGAATGATTACGAGTTCGCTAGATGGGACGGTGCGAGATGGGATATTTGCGTTAACTCTGATTCAGGCGGTCACAAATGGACTAAAGCTCAAGAGCCAATACAATTTTACGCAATACTAAATATGCCGGATTAAACTAAATAAACCAAAGCCCTGCAATCTAGCAGGGGCGCAAAGGGGTAATACATGAATGAAGTTAAATTTTATAAAATCACAAGGCGGAGT